CCTAGTAGTTACTTGGATAATACCGTTAGCATCAATAACTATGCTACCACCGTTTCTTGCTAGAATAGATAGATCGTTTCCGAACGCCCTAACAATTACATTTCTACCAATGGAGTTAACAATAGTAAAGACAGCCAATCCTGCACCTTCCTTAGATGCATCATCACTTGTTTCATATTCAACACTATCAACAGTAATCTTCTTATCACTTCTAATAGTATCCTTTGCTCTTACTTTTAATGTACCACTGTTTATATCACTTGGATCTATTACTTCAACATACACTACTTCGTATACAGACGTATTGGTTCCTGTCTTTTTAGCAGTGGCAGTTTTAATTGTACCCATTTTAAATCTTTTTCGTTTATGGTTTAATCTAGTTGCCGCGATATAGTTTCTAATCTCTTTTGTTTCCAATCCAGAATATACAAGCATCTTAACTTCTTTTTGTAACCCAAATTCTGCATCGTTTGGTCTATAAATTGATCCGGGTGTAAACACGTTAGGGTCACCAATGAAGTTGCTGTATGCAGACCTCTGTGTGCTTTTAAGAAGGGGTTTTACGTAGAGGTTACTGTATGTAATGTTGTCTGGATCACTAACAACGATATTGAATTGTCTAGTAGTTGCACTAAATCCAAATCTATCTCTAGCTCTTACTGTGAAACTAAATTTTCTATCAGTAGTAGTTGTACCGCCGTCCATACTAAAATTATTGTTATCAATAGTTGTTAGTCCTAAATCGGTTCCTGATGCAAACTGTCTTACCTTACCAACAATTTCACCATTATGGTTAAGTATCAATCCTGGTGGTAAACTTCCTGCTGTTACATCATATAGTAATGCTGTGTCAGTTACAGTTGTTGTGGCACTAACGGCAAACGTACTAATAAAGTTTGCATTGATGCTACCAAGTGCCTCCGCAGTATTCCAAGTAATTGTACTTTCAACTTCACCTAATACTTTTACTGTAAATGTTTTTTCTTTTTCAGCATATAAACTTTGATCTATAAATCTTTGAGCTGAAATTGTAAATTTGTATTCTTTAGTAACCGCAGGCATATAAGGTACACGACCAGCTATCTCACCTGTTGTAACATCTAGTGCCATGCCTGGTGGTATTGTGCTTGTTGTACCATCTGGGTTATTTGCTCTTAATACGTATCTTAATTCTCCTACAAGTGCGTTAGGATCAAACACATCTAAGAAAATAGTTACGTAGTTGTTTGCTCTTTTGAAACCTAAGTCCGCAGGAGTTAACCACATAGGTACTCTTATGTAAGTATTATCCGCAGTAAATATTCCTGTACCTATTTGCATGATAGTATTATCAGCACGTAGGAAATCATCACCTACTAAGAATATTTGAAACTTTCTTTCTGTTATAGTATCGCCATCACTAACACTAACAGTAAATTCGTATGTTCTGTTTAGTTTTCTAGGACTCTGTGTCTTAATAGCATAATCGTATCCTTGCGTATCGTAGTAATAACTTTCAAAACCGTTTGCACTTCTCATACCAAAGTCAAACGCATATGAATCAAACTGTGCCATGTCGTAAAATCCATTACCACTTCTTTCGTCAAGTGCTAATATAGGATCAACAATACCAACCAACTTACCATCTGTGGTTAATTGTATTCCTGGAGGTAGTGTTCCGTCTCCGTCAGCAATATAATATTCTAAACTTTGCCCTGTTGGTAAGTCTGCGTCTATGGCTGAAAGCTGAAAGTCTACTACACTACTATCTAATATATAAAAACTGTTATTAGGTCCTAATGGTAACTTACCTGCGGCTGTTGTCCAAATAGGAACATCAGGTCCTTGTACTTCTATCTTAAGTGTTCTATCTCTAACACCATCACTGTTTTGTGCCCTTAGGACAAATTCAAATACTGTATCTCTAGCTACTTCAAATGGAGTACCTACAACCTTGTTATCTACCAAACGCATACCTGGTGGAAGTTCTCCACTAATAAGTGTAATCACGTCTGTGTTTAAATTAATATCTGTTACAGAACCTTGCTCTAAGAATATGTTAGGTGCCGACTCCTGTGTGTAACCTAAGAACAGACCAATTATCTGTTTCATATAATCTTCTACACCATGTCCTGCTGGTGTCTTGTAGTGTGTAACTTGTCCTGCAAGGTATGAGTAATAGTATACACCTGTTATACCATAGTATATTCCTCCTACGTCAGGAATAACACCGCCTGTATAACCTTGTGACTTTGCTATTTCAAAAACACTTTGTTGAGCGTCTAAGAAACTATAACCGAAGCTATGTGAACCACCTGTGTAAGGAATAGTTGCATCTGCTGTACCATGTATGTTTAAAAACTTTCTTGGTTGGTACGGAGTCTTTGCAGTATTGTATTCTGCTGTTGTAATACCTGTTTGATCTGATGGAATATAAAATGTGCTGTTTCTTAACATTGGATCAAAGAACTGTGTGCCTATTGTACAAATAACATCTAATGCTGTATCGTCTATTTGCACGTATGCTCTGTTTGCCAATGCCGCACCGTTACTAAAACCTACCATTCTAATTTTAGTATTATCTACGTTACTAAACAATTTAAGTTGTGTAATTAAATCCTGTAAAAATTCTATGTCTGGTGCTTTTGTGTTTTCGTGTGCAACGTTCCATTCGTTGTTGTAACCAGTTGGTGCAACAAGAATATGATCACCTAAGTAGTTTTGCCAACTACCTATCTCGTTAATACCATTACCACCAGATCCGTGCAATAGTATTGCAACAGGAATACGTTTATCGTTAAGTGCAGTAATAGTTGGAATTCTAATTGCTATTGGATAAGTGTAAGTAACAGAATTACCACCCTGTGTCCAAGTCTTCTCTATGTTGATTACAGTTGTGTTTGATATTCTTGATTGTGCAGGAAAGCTGATTTCTGTAGTACCAGGGTCAAACCCTGACCCACTAGCTGAACCTGGAGCAATAGGTAGTGTGATAGAAGTAGTAACTCTTTCGGGTAGAGTTCCTAACTTATATCCTGAGTTTTGTGTCCACTGTGGTACTGCCATATCAAATCCTTAAACTTTACAGTATTTATCGGAATCGATGGCTATTAATATGCTCTTTGTTGTTTAGTGCTAGGACCTACAATGTATGGATATACGGGCTGTAAACTAGAGTCTACAGTTACGTGATAGCAGTATGTACCGTTAACATATTCAGGAGTTTTTTCAAACCTACCATTGAATTCATCTAATAACCCTGTACCTATTTGATACTCGTGATCGTTAATAAATGTTCCTGCTGTTTTGGCACCATACAAGTATCCTCTACCTGTTGGTTCTGTTGAGTAGTATTGATATGAGCTTGTCATTCTAACTACTGCTGACGCTGGGTCATTGTAGTCTGAATAGCCATAAGGTCCGTAAATAGGATAGCCATCAAAACAATATCCTAATATTTTACTGTGTCCATCTGCGTGTCTAAAATAGTCTCCACTAAAGTCAGAGGCAGTATAATATGCCGCGGCCGGACTTGCACCTGTTACAGTACTTGCCTGCCAACCTGGGTTAGCTTCTGATGATCCTGTTGGTAAGTTTAAAAACTGTCCTGACATATAATGATATTGTCCTGTAGTTTCTGGCCACCCACCTGCATCGTCTCCGCCGTAGTTTGTTCTAAACTGAACAGCATTATATTCAAAATTTGTACCTGGTGCATCTGCTGTAGGATCTAATCCTGGAGGAACTTGTCCTACTCCTGCACTTGGACTAAAAAATACAACACCGTTATTCATAATTCCTATTGGAGTAAGTGAAGTAACTAACTGTGGATTACTTGTATTCTCACCACCTCTGTAGGTAAATGAGTAGTTGTATGATTGTGAACCTACAACGTTAGCACTTGGTGAAAAAGCATTCTGTCCAAAAGGCTTTCCAAACTGTGCTGGATTAGGTAAACCATTTGATGTAATCGTTAGTGTTGCCATAATTTATCCTTAACTTAATATCCCCGCATCAAAGTTTCTAACATCTGGGGTTAGTACTTGTCCGAAGTCTATGTCAGTTTCGTATATTAACCAATCTGATAAACCTCTAACATCATTACTTAAACTGCCAAAGTCAAACCCTGCTGTGTTAGGTTCAATGTTTCTAATATCAACGCCGTATACTAACCCTTGTACGTTACCAGTTAGTGCACCGCTGAAGTTACTTGCTGTAAGTGTATTTACGTTAGAAATGTCATTTCCACTAGCATTTAGACTTCCGCCTAGTTCTGGTGTAGTATCTGACTTGACTTCAGCCTGTGAAGCAATCGTTAAAACGTTTCCGCTTACACTTGTATTAGCACCGGCTCCACCAAATATATTAAGTGTGTTACCGTCTGCTAGTTGCATACTACCACTGTCTGAAACAACGTTTAATTGTTGTAAACCACCAGTAGCATTAATTGTAATTCCTGTAGTAGAACTAGTTAGTGTTACGTTTGAACCCTGTACTAGTTTCTTCATCTGTAGTTGAGAACCAACTTTTTGTGCAAAAACACCTTCACCAGTATTACCCAAATTAGTAACAGTTGTGCTTTCTGGAGAACGTAAATCTAGGTCATCAAAGTTTTGATTAACCTTAATAAACGCTTCACGCAGATCATCACCTGTTCCGTCGTTTGCTAGTGTTCCTATGTTTATTGTTTGTAAAGCCATGTTTCTCTTCCTATACTGTATTTATCTATTGATCGTTACCTGAGGTACCTCTAAATCTAATAGGATTTGGACTGCTGTAAGGCCAATGTGCTACCCTATTAGGAGCACCATATAAACGTGGGTAACTGTTACCGTAACTGAAGCTTTCTGCTGTACCACTGTCATATGCTGTTGCTGTACTATTTTGTTTTAAAAAGTTTTTAAATTGTGCCGCTGTGCCACCTGGATTTGTTTGTAACCACAAAGCACCCATTCCACATATCTGCGGAGCCGCCATGCTAGTTCCACCAATCTTAGCCATGTAGTGTGTGCTACTTCCTGGATACAGTTGTTTATTGGGGTATGCACTTACTTGGCTAGTTGCACTTGAAATATCATCACCTGCGGCAATAACATCTATCCTTGGTCCACGTTCACTATCAACTCTAACTTTTTCTAGTCCACCGTATTGTGCAGTATCCATGTTTGCAACAAATAAAGTATCTGTACTATGTGGTGAACTTGGTCTGTTATAATACACCGGTGATCCTGCGGCAACACCTTGTCCGTTGTGGTATTGATTTATTGTGTAATAACTGTTATAAATGTCACTGCCGTACTCACCTGTTCCTGCTACTCCGGACGCAAAAGGGTGATATGAGTTACCAGCCGCCTTGATACAGATAATACCTGCATCAGTTAACAGTTCTTGTTCTGTGTCTGCAAAACTATTTTGTGTAGGATGTTTTGAATTAACCATTCCATAGTTTACAAACGCACTTGAAAAAGTTGCTGGTGTAATGTTCTGATCTACACCTTTGAAATAAATTGATTGTAATTGTGCACCAGCATTGTTGCTGTAATACCAACTGTATCCCCAACTTTGATTAACAATAGTAGGACGTCTAAATCCTGTGTTAGGATCAATTGGTTTTCTTAGATGCCATTCTCTGATAACATCATAGATATCGTTACCATTCATAGCCGCTGTGCCACCAAATAGTCTTACTGAATATAGTCGTGCATTCTTGGCCCAACCGTATGTCTTACCTGCGGCAATACCACAGCAATGACTTCCGTGAGCACCTGCTCTGTTTGTATCTGAATAACCGTTTGTGTAATGGTTTGCAGGCATTGTACCAGTTACACCTGATTCCGCATACCAATCTATCTGTTGAAATCTAGTAACACCATTGTAATCGTCCCATTCAGGATGTCCTGTAGGATCAACACCGTCATCTTGTATAACAATGTCTACGCCTGTTCCATCTAGTGTGTAGTTATAATCTCCTGAGAACGTGCTACTTGCCGCTTGATTGGCTTGCCAATCCTTAAACAAGTGTCTATACAATCCCCAGTTCTTATCATCTTGATTATTTGTAGTTGTTCTTTGGAATTGATCATTTTGTACTGCAAACAATTCTCTTGCTTGATCTGTGCTAGAAGGTTCTACATCTTTAATTCTAGGATCGTTTTTAAGTTTAACTGCTTCTTCTGGTTCAAGCATATAACAAGTAATTCTATTGTTGGTTGCTTTTGCGTGTGAAACATCACAGGTTCTATCAGGAATGATATTAGAATCAACACTAGAATCACCTGCCGTGTCTTTTTGTAATAACTGATCTATTTCAGCTACATCAGTTCCCTTGTTTGTTATAACTCTAAATTCTTCTTGTGCCATTAGTTACCACTCGCTTTAAATCCTGATGGACCTGTTGTGTCTAAACCTTTTTTCTTACTAAAGGTTGTGCTTTTGTTTAAGTTTCCAAAGTATGCAATTCTATTTGAAGTTGCATCTGGACTCATTAAGTTTCTGTTATTGTTAAAGAACGTAGCTGGAGTACTCTCATCTGTTGAACCTTGATACAGTTGTCCTTTAAGACTGTTAGTATGCCACCACTGACGTAATTGTGCAGGAGTGTATCCTGGATTAAGTTGTAGTACCAAACAGCTCATTCCTGCTGTATTAGGAGTACTCATTGATGTTCCTGTTAAATTAGATATTGCTGTTGAGCTTGTATTATATGCACTAACGATATTCGTTCCTGCTGAATAAACATCAACCCTTGGTCCTTTATCACTACCTGATTGGCAAGCTTCTGTGTTTGAATATAATGCACTATCTAAGTTACCACAAACAATAGTATGAGGACCAATGTTACCTGCACCTCTATTATAGTATATCGGGTTACCAGCAGATATACCACCTGAAGAAACACTTCTTGTAATATAATTGTTGTAGTCTACGTCACCTTCGAAACAAAGTTTTTGTCCTTGGTTACCTGCACTCTTATGATAGTGTACACCCTCGTCTTGCATTTCTTCTACTTCTGCCATCAAGTTATAAATCTGTGCATTGAATCTGTTTGAACTATCTCCAATCATTCCATATGATGAACTTTTAACAGAACCAACACTTGATCCTCTAAACTGAATATCTGTCATGCTTGAGAAGTATGATTTGTAACCCCAACTAGCACTTACCACAGTTGGTCTTTTAAATCCTGTGATTGGATTAATAGTTTTTGCTTTGTGAAATTCTTTGATAGCATCAAACCAATAGCTTGAGTTTACAGTATTCATGTCCAAACAAAATATGTTTGCGTTCTTGGCCCAACCATATTTTTTACCAACTGCCGTTCCGGCACAGTGAGTAGCATGGTAGCTTGATCCTGCTGTACTGCTGTAGTCTAATGTTGATATTGAACCACAGTTAGGAAGTGTGTTCCATTGGAATTGTTGTAAACGACTGTTGCCGTCCTTGTCTTGCCATTCTTCGTGATCGTATCTAAATTTTGTTTCTTGGTGTATGTAATCAATACCACTTCCATCCAGATGATAATCGTATGTTCCACCTAAGTCATTACCTGTGCTAGAACCCCATTCATTTGTTTCTGCAACGTGTCTTTTGAATCCCCAATTATCTCTTCCAGTTGATGTACTGTTTCTAATGAATGTTCCTGCTTGTTCGTAGTCTAACCATTCATCGTCCCAAACCAAAGGTTCGTTGACTCCACCTACTCTTGAATCGTTCATTAATGTTGTTGCTTCTGCATCTGTAAGAGCAACTTCTAACATACGTTTGCTGATTGGTCTTGCGTTTACTGTGGTAACTTGTCTATCTGGTACGTCAGTAATAGATGTTGAAGTATTCAGTTCATTTAAGAACTGCTCCTTATCTACTCCCTTTTTTAACGAAACGACGTAATGCTTCTCTGACATAGTAACTCCTAGACTATTGTTAAGTTACCTACCATGCCCCCGTGAATAGTACACTGGTATACCAATGACGTATCACTTGGTTCATGTGGTACTGTAAATGTTTGTGTTCCTGTTGTTGATCCACTAACACCTTCTGTAAACGAACTTCCGCCACTGCTTGTTCTAATAGCAAATGGGTGTCCTGAACCAGTAGTGTTGTTAAAGATATAAGTTGCACCCTTGTATAATGTTAGGGCTGGATTATCTGCTGTTGCACTAATACCTGGTCCTGCAAATCTGTATGCACTTGATCCATTTGATGTTACTGTGTAATAGTATACTGGACCTTGTGTTGCCGCCCAAGCACTACCATTGTAATAAACCATGTCGCCTGCGGCTGGTGTACTAATACTAATACCACCACTGCCTTCTGCATCAGTGTCGTTAACCCAAGCCGCACCATTGTATTTTAAAACTTGTCCTGAACTTGGTGATGTTATAGTAACGTCTGATAAGTTGTTTACCATAATGTTACCACGTGTAATAGTAATGTTACCTTCTGTATCACTTGAAGTTGTAATACCTGTACCACCTGCAATCTTGATTGATTCTCCTCTGCTTACTAACTGCATTGAAGAGTCATCAGCACCTATGCTAAAGCTATATTGTGATCCTGATCCTACCCATTCACTACCATTGTAGAATATCATGTCACTTGCATTCTGGTCAAACACAACATCACCTTTTTGTGGTGTTATAGCATTTAATCCATCTTGATCATAACTGCCTAATCTCAAAGGAGTTCTTTGTAGTACAACGGCATTCGCGGCATCAAATATAATATTACTTGCACTTGTGAATGTTGGTACACCAGTACCTGATGTTTGTAAGGTATCTGCTGTTACTGTTGTTGCTGTAACTGTTGTTGCGGCAATGTTAACACCTGTAAGTGTATCAGATGTCTTGTTATAAACTAATCCTGAATCGCCACCAAATGAACTTGCATCATTAAACTGAACCTGTGTATCAGCACCTCCCGGAGTGCCTCCACCTCCACCGCCACCTGACGATACAAATGTAATTGTGTCTGTTGCCGTATCAGTAGTGATAGTCATGTTAGAACCAGCAACAAATGTTAATACATCTGTTGTTGAATCTGCTACAACGTTTGTCTGTCCTGCTACTGCTATTGTTTGGAATGTGTTTTGTGAACTACCGCCACCTGATTGATCAACCCAAGTTAGTACTCCCGCACCATTTGTTTTTAATACTTGATCTGCACTTCCATCACCATCTGGTAAAATAAATGTTGTGTTACCTGTTAGTGTTGACGGTGCTCTTAAGGCAGTATAGTTTCCGTTATCACCTGCGTAGTATCTAGTTTCTGCGGCACTTGCCATCTTGAAGTGTGTGCCAACTGTAATTTCGTTTGTTCCGTTATCTAATGTTCCACTTATATTTAAATCTGTTGTGCCAAGTGTTGATGCATTAATTATGTTTACTCCAAGTGTGTTAGTATTTGGATTGTAATTAAAGTTTGCATCTGTTCTAGCTGTTTGTTGAGCACCACCATTAGCACTTACAAACATTGGAAACTGTGTTGCGGCACTATTGTCAGTTGTTACTTGAATAGTTGCGGCATCAATGTTGTTTAACGCACGAGGTCTCCATTTGTTTACACTTGCGTTCCAACTTAAAGCATAATCGTTTTGTGGAGCAACCGTTGTAACGTCAACATCTGTTAGATCACCTATCTCACTAATTGAACTTGAAACTGTTCCTGGCTTCCAAGTACTTGCGGCATTGTCCCATATAAGAGCTTGTCCGTTGTTAGCACCTGTTGTGGTTACATCATTAACGTCACCTAAGTTTAATGAAGCAGTAATAGTAAAATTACCTTCAACATCAGAAGCAGTAGTAATACCACCGCCACCTACAATTTGCATTGTTTCACCGTAGCCAATACTTCTAACTGTTGAATCATCAGCCGCTACTTGTAATAATGTTCCACCACTTTCTTGTGCTAGTGGTATCCAAGCACCTGCGTGTGCAAAGTAGGCTTTACCTGTACCATGTACGTGTGCGAACATACCGTGGTATGTACCTGCGTTTGGTAAGTCTGCCAATGTTGCGAATACGTTTTTAAAATAAACTTTATCAACATATATGTCTTGAGCTGAAACATTACCTCTAGTTAAAACTGTGTCTAATGTATCTAATTCTGTAACAGTAGCTTTGTATTTGAAAGTCTGTGAAGGATGGTCGTAGTATAAAACTTTTCCATCATCGCCAGCCGCTGGATTTGTTACGTTACCTAATGACTGTATGTTTGCACTATTAATACGTGCATCTGTTCTAGCATTTGAAAAGTATAAATTAGCTGTACCTTCGTTAACTTGATCTGTTGTAGTACCTGCTGATAGATATCCAACATCATTTGCAAATGAACTTAATGCACTTGGTACAGTTGGAATAATTGGCTTGTTAGTCAAGTCATTATAATCACCACTGAACGGATTGTTAAATGATACGTTGTTAATTCTTACGTCTGTTGCGTTTACTGTTCCTACGTTAGTAAGTCCAGATCCACCAAGATCTAAATTATCACCGACTGGTAACTCTTTAATCTTGTTTTCAGTTGTATCTACTACTAGTGGTATTCTATTTGCCATTTTGTTTTCCTACTAACATATTTAACCTGTTTGTGTTTCTTTCCAGTAACTACCATACCATGTAAACTTATATGCAGTTGCGCCTGAACCGTTTAACCCTATGCTACTATAAGTTCCATTAACCTGTGTCCAGTATACTGCTAAACTTCTTGATATTCCTGATCCTGGAGTTTTAATATGAATCTCTTTTCCAAATTCTGCATCAGTTAGATTAGGTAAATCTACTGCTGTACCAGTAGCACCGTCTATTGTAAATCTTTCGTGACTTGTATCACTTGACATTGGAAGATCTGTA